TAAGAAAAAATAAAAAATAAGAAAAATAAGAAAAATAAGAAAAATAAGAAAAATAAGAAAAATAAGAAAAATTAAGAAAAATTAAGAAAAAAATTTTGCTCCACTTTTTTTAAAAGTGGATTTGCTCCACTTTTTTTATACCTTTTTACATTTCAAACGCTGATTTTAATTAAGGATTATTTATTATTATCTTCAAATGGTGAAAGTTTTAAATATTCATAGAAATGTTCTCTTACAATATACATTAAACCTGTTGTAGGGTCACAATCACTACACCAATTTTTATGTGCGTTTAATGAACGCATATGTGGATTAAATTTATCATAATAATTACTCGCTTCTTGCTTTGTTTTAAATAACTTATTAATATAACCTATATGTTCACTTTTTCCATTCCATTCTGGATAAGCATTATGTCCATCGCTATTAAATCTTTGCACTTCTAAAATATACGGCATTTTATATAATACATTATATTGTATTTAAATTATTTCAATTTTTGAAAATAATCGGCATTTGAAATGTAAAAAGGTGTAAAAGTGGTTTTGCTTCACTTTTTTTTTAAGTATTTTTGCTCCACTTTTTTTAAAAGTGGATAAGTGGATAAGTGGAAAAGTGGATAAAAATAATCTGTATGTTACATAGGAATTGGTCGATAATTACAATAACAATTCGTACAATATTGAATGGGTTGTGAACGTTCTGGGAAAACATCTATATAATCTTTAACAAAACAGTGATCACATATTTTATAAAGTTGGTCTTCTATTTTTATTTTTATTTCATTGAGTTCTCCAAGCCTTTCTTTTAAAAATTCAAAAGAATGATTACGATCTTCATCTTTATTAATATCAACAAAAAAATCTTCTAACACATTTTCTTTCATAAAATCTTCAATAGCATTATAATCCTCATCTGTATTAAATAAAAAACGAGTGATTTCTTTTAAAAAATACTGTTGATCTTCAAAAAAAATAATTTGATTCTCTATGTTTTTTTTTAATTTTAATAGATATTCTATAGATGACATTTTATATTTATTACTTCGATTATTATTTTATAAAAAAATATATTTATATTATTTTATAAGGGAACCTTAAAAACCCCTCCCTTAAAAAATAATAAATAAGTGTTAAATTTTATATACAATAAAACACAAGTAAAATGAATATATAATTTGCAATGGTGTTTTTTAATATAAATAAAATTATTTTTAACCAAGGAATTTACAAGGAGGGGATCGTAAGGGGGACTTCTGTCCCCCTACTATACGTACATACTATACATCGCATTAGCAAATTTATCTTTTTCATCCATTTTTATTAATTTTTTTACAATATCACTAGTAACAGTAAAAGGAAATTCAACTTTAATCGACATATCTTCTTCAAATAGATTGGATCCTGGTTTCATCAATCGGTATAAATTCAATTTGGTATAAATTATCTCTAAACAACGCTTCAAATTACGAACGCCATCTTCCTTATTGCAATAATTTTCAATAATATAGTGTACAGTTTCATCAGGAATGGTAATATCTTCTTTAACAAATTTAACTTGTTCACGAATCTTTGGTAATAAATAATCATTTGCAATAATTGTCTTTTGTTTCTTCTCGTATCCCTTGGTTTGAATACGATACATACGATCCTTCAAAATAGGATTGATCTTACTCTCATCATTATAACTGAAGATAAACAGACATTTACTTAAGTCAAAATCGATTTCAGCAAAATATTTATCGTGGAATTGACTGTTCTGTGTTGTATCAGTCAAATGAGTCAAAATACCCGCGATTTCTTCACCCTTTGGTGTATCACTAATTTTATCGAGTTCATCGAAGTAAATCACTGGATTCATACATTTGCTATCAATCAGGATTTGAACAATTTTACCCCACATACTACCTTCGTAAGTATAGGAATGACCTTCTAAGAAACTACTATCGGTTGCACCACCCAGAGCAATAAAAGCAAAAGGACGATCCAAAATCTTACTGATTCCTTCTTTCACTAAACTTGTCTTACCTGTTCCTGGTGGGCCATTAATGGCAATGGAAGTACCAATTGCCCTTGGGTTGGTAACCAATTGTCCTAACATCTGCATGATTTGCATTTTTGCATCATTCAGACCATAAACCGCAGAGTCGAGAATGTTTTTGGCATTTTCCATAAAGTCATGGCATTTTTCAACTCCATCGGAAATATGGATGGGAAGATTTCGATATTGATCAAATGGAATATGCATAAATGTATCAACCCAAGTTTTGATTTTGTAATATTCACCACTTCCTGGCTCCATGTATCGGAGCGAATTAATTTTTTTCATAGCGGCTGCTTTAAAAAGGGGAGGAATCGGTGCTTCCAAAAGAGTCATTCTATAAGGTTTTTCCACGCGCGTCATTTTGTTGATTTCGCGTAACTCTTTGATCATTTTCTTTTGCGCATCTAATTCTAACTTCTCGAAAAAGGTGAAATCATTCATTGTGTTTTTATCGCGAAGTATGCGACGGAAAATACGCGTATTTTTCGCCTTTTGTTTGACTTCCTTTTTCTCGCGTTTTTTCTTGGATTCTTTCATGTCTTTTTCGTATACTTCAATGCATTTTTGAATGGATTTATTCTTTTTATTACTGTCATATAATTCCTTGAGTTTTAAAAGGAATTCATCATTTTCACTAGTTTCAACATTGGAACACGATATATCGAGAGTGGTTGTCTTTTTATTTTCAGACAAATCTTTGTTATTTTCCTTTTCTTTGTCTTTTGTTTTTCCCTTTGGTTTGGAATCAACGACATTTTTTTTGGATTTTTCAAATTTTTTGGATTTCTTTGATTTTGATTCTCTTATTTCGCCTTCTTCTAAGTCTTCATCATCTTCGCCTTCGTCATTATCAGAAGATGATGAATCTGAAGATACAGATACATCTTCATCTTCAGTTTCATCTCCTACTAAATCTTCCCATTCATCATCTTCATCATCATAGTCTTCATCATCATAACCATCCCCTCCAATGGCTAAAATAATATTCACTTTTTCTTTATTGGAACCTTTTTTTGTTGGAACATAATCTTCGTCTGTGCCTTCGGTATCCTCTTCTTCATCCTTTTTAGATTTTTTTGATGATTTTTTAATTGAATTCTTTGCTTTTGCTTTTGCTTTGGAACGAGTAACAATTTCCTCTTTCTCCTCTGCGCCTTCGGTGTCCTCTTCTTCTGATTCATCTTCTTTATCTTCTTCATCTTCTTCATCATATGATTCACAACTTTCATAATCTTCATCTTCTTCATCATCGTAAGAATCATACTCTGACTCTTCTTCTAAATCATATTCAGATTCCGTTTCAGACTCTTCCTTACCCTTTTTCGAATTTTTTTTAGATTTTTTATCCTTGGAAACTTTTTCTGTTTTTTTCTGTTTTTGATCTTTTAAAACCGCCTTTTTCATTTTTTCACCCGCCTTAATTTTTTCATTCAAATGTTTTGATGGAAATATTTTTGATAAGAATTTACGATATTCATGTTCATCCATTTCTACCTCTTCATCATCTTCAAAATCGCTAGATCGATCATCATCAAAATCACTATCATCGTCAGATTGCGCATTTTGTTTCTTTTTTGATGCAAGTTGATCCCTTTTTGTTTCTTTGGATTTTTTATCGGCTTTGGTAGAAGCGGATTTTTTAGAAGAGTATTGTTTGAATTCTTTGGTCATTTTGAAAATTGTAAGTTCTTTATAGTATATTGTAATATTACTTTTAAATTAAAAATCAAATCAATTTTCTATCCACTTTTTTGGAAAAAAAGTGGAGCAAAAAACTGCCCTCTGGGGATGTTTTTTGGTATGTTTTTTGAAAAATATTTTACATCTTTTGCACATTCAAAACGTTGATTCTTTAATTTAATATAAATTACTTAAAAAAAATGTAATTATATTTTACATTATAAATGGGAATTTATGCTAATAGTAACATTTTTGGAATACAAATATACAATTTTAACGATAACGATGTTAGTAATATATTACTTGAAGAAAAATATGATGAAGTAATGAGTTACCAACAAATGAGAGAAGCATATTTATTCTATACTGAATTGAATAACAAAAATGATATACGTTTTAAAATTTATACTGAATGTATTAGTACATTAAGTAATAATAAAGATAAATTTATGATGTGGTTTCCATTGACTTTAGATACATTTTTAGAAAAATTCAGCGTTTGAAAGTATAAAAGATGTAAAAAACAGTAAGGAGTAGTCATAAAGTAGGTAGTATTCCTTATCTAATAAAAAATTGAAATGCTTTTTATAATAATTATTGAATATATATTAACTTAATCAATATGAACCATAATACTTCTGTATCTTTTGAGTTTAAAAAAGTACCATCCTTAAATTATGACAAGTACTTCTTACGACCACTGTGTGAAAGCGATTTATCACAATATAAGAAAAACAATAGTAAAAGTGTCTTCAATAAACTAATGAAACTGGAAGAGAAGAAACTGGAGTATAATGGAAAACTTAATCAGTATTCAATCTTATATGAAAAATATAAGATTGAATTGAATCAAATCCGACATAAAAGAATAGTTAATAAGGAAACCATTAATAAATTAATGAATGACGTTAATAATACAAATGAAAAAACCATCAAAAAAAATCTAGAAAAAATTATCCAAATCAAACAAAGTGAGAATAGGCAATATTATAATTTATATAAAACCATACAAAGTAAATTTGATAAACATACCCGTAATTTTAACCGTGGAGAATATGCTGTAACCTATATTGAAAATCAATTATTTGATAATAATTGCATTCAAAAAATAGGAGTTAATGAGGAGATAAAAATTTTGAAAGGTGTGGATAAATTACCTGATGAACTTATCCAGATTGTTCAAACCTACCTAACCTTTGAAACCAGAGTTAAGTTATTAGAGAATAAAATTAAAAATGTTATCAATAAAGAAATAGACTATTTCACATTACAAAACATATCTAGTCGTATTTATAGTGATTACTATACCAAAATGCATGTTTGCCCAGAATTAAAAGCCCAGTTCAAAGATTTTGGAATGATCTTTTATTCGAATACAAACACCAATGTCATTTTTCGAGGGGATGTTTATGTTGGCAGTTGTGCTTTAGAAGGGTGTTCAAAACAAAAACGTCTATTCACACAATATTTATTTCTATTATTAAATCAACATAATTGTTATTATTGGTTATATGAAATTTATCGCTTAATTCTCATAGGTAAAAATAAATTACGCTGTAAAAAAATAACTTATCTATAATTTCCAACTTTCCAACTTTCCAACTTTTGAGAAAAGTTGGGCAAAATCTTAAAAAACCAAAAAACCTAAAGAGATTTTTGCTCCACTTTTTTTTTAAAAAGTGGATAAAAGAAGAATCAATAAATACGCAACAAAAAGTCTCATTGCAAATTGAAACCAAACAAACACCTTATCCAAACCATATTTATAATATAATTTTTTATTCATGAATTTTCTCAAAAAGATTGCGTAAACAAAATAAGTTATAACTAAAATAATATTCAAACTTAATGGTAAATATCCGTTTCTTTGATTTACTAAAAAGATGGAGACAATATTCAATACAACAAAAATATCCAAGAAAGTACGAAAACTCTTTTTATCAAATTGGGAATTCATATCTGTCAAATCAGTACTTTCAGTCCCTGCTACATAATTAGGATCTTCCATTTTTTTTATAACATATGTGATATAACATTCACCATTGAAATAGGTCCAAGAAATAAAAACGAGATAATTGTAAATAATATATATTTTATCCCACCAGTTTTTTTTAAAAATCAGAGCATAAATAGAAATAAGTATAGCAAAAATCAAATGTCCAATACCTATTGAATGTGTTAATAAATTCATAATATAACTATATATATTATCAATTATTTATTTTTATAGGTTTTGCTATATTTATTCAATGAAAAAAAGGAATGGTTTCTAAATAGTTGTATTTTTACAACCAAAAAAAAGATCAAAATGAAAAAAAGTATTAAAGAAAGAATCCAAAGAAAATAAAATCGAAAGAGAGAAAGTCCGTAAACAACACTATATTGATAAACAGTACAGGATATTTCTCTCAAAAAGGAATAATAACTAGAAGTGGCTTGTAAATTATCACTTTCCAAACAAAAATTTTGTTCGAATAAAAGCGGACAGACACATGCACCGTTATTTTTGAAGATTTCTTTATAATATAAATCCAAATCGATTTTTTTGAAATGTTTGGAATAGGTTTCTAAAACTCGTTTCATACCGGCGCGGGTGATTATATACGCATGTGTGGTATTTCCGTTGTATTTAAGAATATGGTTTCCTAGAGACGGGCTTGTTAAATAAGTAGGAATTTCAGTAGGGATAATCGTATATCCTAATTGAAAGTATTCGTATTTGGGATTGGCCTTTAAAAAATCGTCCACTTCTTTTAAAATTTCGGGTTGGTAACTCGGTGTAGGAGAGAAATCATCTTCAAAAATAAGCACCGAATTTAAATGATCTTGATAACAGGAACGAATGATATTGAGATGGGATTCAAAACAACCGACCATTCCCCCTTCCGGATGTCTATCTACTTCATAAAACTCTAAAGGGATTTTGTATTTTTTGGTTAGGGCTTGTACCCATTCCTTCTTTTCTGGACGCTCTTTTAAGTTGATACAAACAATTTTGTCAAAAGATTCGTAAACCATGTTTTTTTAGGAATAAACGTTCTTCTTACAATAAAGAGGGATTAAAATATATACCAACTTTCCAACTTTCCAACTTTCCAACTTTTGGGAAAAGTTGGGCAAAACTGCCCTCGAAACGCAGTGCCTTGTGTCGGGGTATTTTTATTGATATTTTGCTCCACTTTTTCCAAAAGTGGATTTTCCAAAAGTAGTTTTGCTCCACTTTTTCAAAAGTGGATTTTTCAAAAGTGGATTTTCCAAAAGTTGGTTTTCTAAAAGTATGTATATATATTATGAATAACAAAAAACAATACGATATCATCATTATTGGAAGTGGAATGGCGGGTTTGTACAGCGCCTTGAAAATTAAGAAATTCAGCCCCAAAACGTCTTTCTTGATTTTAGAACAACACAAGAAAGAATGGGTAGGTGGTCGTACAAGCAATGAAATGTTTTATGGAGCCAAAATTGTTACAGGTGCAGGTATTGGAAGACTAGATAAAAATCCGCTTCTTATTCATCTGATGAAGGAGTTGAAGATTCCTTTTCATCCTTATGAATCGATTATGGATTATTCACAAACCGTCGAACGACCGGTCGATTTAGTAAAAATCATCCGTTTTTTAAGAAAAGAGTATAAAAAACACCCTCAAGCACAGTCGTTAACTTTTTCGGAATTTTCCAAGAAATTTCTTGGACCTGACTTGTACAACGATTTCAAAATCTCGGCCGGATATACGGATTATGAAAATGCGGATACAAAAGAAACGTTATATAATTACGGCATGGACGATAACCAAAGTGGATGGACTGGACTCAGTATTCCATGGAAACAATTGGTTCTCACTTTATGTGAAAAAATCGGGTGGGAACATTTTCGATTTTCACAGAAAGTGTCGAAAATTGAAAAAATCGAAAAAACGCAAGATAATTCATCGGGTTGTCTTTTTGAAGTAGAAACCGAGAAGGGAGAGAAGTATTATTCGAAGAAAGTGATTTTAGCAACGACGATTACTTCGATCAAAGCCCTTGTTCCTGGAGCGTCTGACAAAAACAGTATTTATCAACAAATACACGGACAACCTTTTTTACGTTTGTATGGAAAATTTGATAAAAAATCGGCGGATATCATGAAGGAATATGTCCAACATTATACAAAAGTTCCTGGGCCATTACAGAAAATAATACCGATGGACTCTGAAAAAGGAGTCTATATGATTGCTTATAGTGATAATGCCAATGCAGTGTCCTTGAAACCCTATTTGGAGAATACGGAAGCGAACCGCGCGATTTTCTCTCGATTGCTTGAAAAAGCATTGGGTATTCCTTCTAGAACTTTGACTTTGAAAGCCATCAAAGATTTTTATTGGCCGATTGGAACACATTATTTTGAACCGTTACCAAAGAATTCAACTTTTAAAAATCGTGATGAATTTGTAAAGGCAATTCAACACCCAGAGAAGGGGTTTTTAGTGGTAGGGGAGGCAGTTTCGCGTTATCAGGGTTGGGTTGAGGGTGCTTTAAAAAGTGTTGAAAAGGTAGTTACTTCTAGTTGGGTATTCAATAATTGTGGCGAATAAGATCAAAGTAGTTTTTATTCATGATATTTACATTGATCAGTATAGTAATTGTAAATAAAAATTAGATTAATGAGTTCTTCATTATTAAACGAGTATAATTCTTTTATTTCAGCATTAGTTAAAGGTGACAATTTTTTGACCTTGTTCTCAATCATATTATATTTAATTATATGTTTAATTTTTGCTCTTTCTTTTTCTGAATTTTGATGATTTGTATTATTGTTTTCTTTTATTGAATCATCACTTGATTCACTGTTTGAATCTATGGGTTGTGTTTTATTTTTTCTAAATAAAAAATTATAAATAAGTTTAAACATGAATTATGTTACTTATTAATAAGTTATTTGTTTATTATTGTTTTATAAATTATTAAATTAAAAATTTTAAAGAAAAATAATCCTATTGTTTCCAATCTAAAAACAAATAATATCCGTGATACCCAATGACTGTGAAAGCCAACATTAATAGAAGTTGATAAGCAGAGTCTGGGGTTTTTATACCCTTTACACCAATATAGATGAGAACTGGTGCAACAATGAAAATATGGAAAAGATTGATCCATGGATTTTTACCCGCTGAAAGTTTTACATATGTTTTATAACCATGGTATATAATAAGGAGGAATCCTAAATAGAATAAAACAGTATAAAGCCAGAAAGGAATTTTAGTTTTTTGAATTCCTACATATAAAAAGAGAAAACCGATGATTAAAATATGAAATAAATGAACCAGAGTGATTTTATTCATTTTTTAAATTTATTTTTATTTTTATAAAATATACAAGGAATATATTTTATAAAATATTTTATAAAATATTTTCTTAAAAGAATATATAGACTATTTTAATGACAACAAAAAAATTCCATTATTTAAACAAAGAAGTGATTCATTCGGGAGGTAAAAAAATAGTACGTACAGTTTCCATAAAAAATGGAAAAGGATACAAAACCGTTACTCATTCTCATCATGGAAAACATAAAAAAACGGTAAAAAAGAGAATTCATTCAGATCATATGAAAATGATTCAACAAAGAAAATTCGTTCCAGGATTATTTAAAGATTGTCACTCGAAATGCAAACTTTGTAAACCAAAGATGTAAAATGTAAACATTTTCAAAATCAATATTTTCTCTCTTTTCTTGATTTTTCTTTGTGTTTTCTCTCTTTTCTTGTTTTTTGAATTCTTCTTTTTGTTTTATTTTTCTTCATTGTTTTCTTCCTTTTAATTCTACCTCCAAAACCACTTCCATTACTTGAAATTTCTTCCAATAATTCAGGATAGTTTTTCCATAAAACAACTTCACTTGGACCCTCTAAATCTTCTGCTGAATATTTCGTATTTCCTTGTAAATGGTTTTCGTCAATGATGGTTCCATCGTACAAATCACCAAAGAATTTTTGAACGAGTCGATGATATTTCTTATTGAATTCCCCGCCCGAATATTGAATATTTGGATCACTTAAATCCATTATTTCTGGATCAAACGGTGCAATGGTTTCTTCGATCATGGTTCTTACATCCGCATTTCCTATATCCAATAACTTGGGCGATCTCTTGAAACGATATTTTTTATGAATGGGGCCATAACTGGACCCGTATTCTGGTGTTAGAGCAAACCATTGAAGTCCAGTCATTTCATTCAATGGTACAAACTGGTAGAATTGTTTATATAGATGGGTTGGCGGATTCATGGTGTTTTGATTTTGGTATTGTATAAAATGATTTGTTTTATATAATAAAAATAGAATTTAAAAAGAGGAGTTTAAAACTATATAATAAAAATATAATAAAATAAGATTTTTTTAAAAAAATGGAATTGGGGATTGATTTTGATGAAGCGTCGAAGTGTTGGAAAGAAAATAAGAAATCTAAAGGAAATGGAACTTATGTATATAAATGTACACACTTAACGAAAAATGGAAAACCATGTCGTAAGGAAGCGATGAAAGTTGTTGGTGCGGAAACATGTGCATGTCATAACCAACTTTTTAAAAAAGTTGGGAAAAATTTAGTGTCCAAAAACATGGAAATGTAGAATAAAAATGGGGAAAACTGAAATTATCGAGAAAATTGAGAAAATGAAGAAAATTGAGAAAAACAAGAAAATCAAAAAAATTTAAAAAATCAAAGAAACAAAGAAACTAAAATATTATTTTATTTAACTAATATATATTAAAAAATATGATTACAGAAATAAATGATGGTAATATACATGATTTTGTTAAAAAATATATTACAAATAAAAGTTTATTACCAGAAGATTTAAAAAACAAACCTATTGGGAAATGGGATGTGAGTCGTGTAACAGATATGAAAGGTTTATTTTACAACTATAATAATTTTAACGAACCATTGAATGATTGGAATGTGAGT